CCCATGATAGGTGTGGGAATGTTGATGAGGTGCTTTGAGATTGCGTCGTAGTATCGTCTGACGTATTCAAGACGAGTCTCCTCTGGATATTTCTGGAAGAGAGTTGCAGCAATTAGCATGTACATGAACTGGGGAGTTTCAAATACTTCGCCGCTACTCCGATCCTGTACCAGGTATTTATCTGCTACCTGACGAATGCCAGCATATGTGAACAAATAGTCACGATCATGGTCAATGTATGAGTCCAGGATCGCCCACTCGTCGTCGCTGTATGCCCCTGCAAGGGTCTTGTCATAGACTCCGAGCACAATACCCTTGTCTACCTGAGTTTTTAGGGTGGGGTGAGAGTCAGGATGCGCCTTGTACACTGACTTCCTAAGAGAAAACAGCAGCAAACGTGCTGCCACAAACTGATAGTTAGGTGCGTCCAAAGAGATCAAATCATTTGCAGACTTGATAAGGATCTCTTGAATATCTTTTGTTTCGATACCGTCGAAGAATTGCAGGTTAGCATTCATCTCTACCTGAGATTCACTAACACCTGCAAGATCACGACAAGCGTGCTCTACCATTTGATGAACCTTTTCAAGATTCAAGGGCGTGCTGTGCCCGTTACGCTTGACGACGTTGATGGTCATACTTTTTTCCAATCGGTAAATTTAAGTTGTGCCTCTAATCCAGAGAAAGTATTGTCTTTAATTATAGCAGAAGGATTTAGTCCTTGCAATACCATGTCATTGATGTCCTTGCAGGTTACTGACCTTGGCCAGATAACCACCTTCTCCTTGCTTCTGATGGCAGCGTCAATCCGCTGCACGATTTGTCTGTTACGCGGTTCGTTGTCGAAAACCCAGACCCGATCTCGATAAGGAAGAGTGCTGTGGTCAACATCGCTCCCACACATAGCAACAGCATTGGTAATGAAAGCACTGTCGAAGGGTCCTTCTGTGACATAAACTGTTTCCTCAGAGTTTACATGGTCTTGTCCAAATAGTTTGAGTCTGTCCTCAAACATTACTGTGATGTATCGTAGCGTGCTTGTTGGATCCATAGAGCGACCTTGGATTCCAAACCAAACACCGTCCTCACCAATGAGAGGGATAATAATTCTAGGTCGATCATTTTGTAATGAATCGAACGTATGCTTTTGACTGTTTACCCATCGCTTGAACCTATCGGCATAGTAAAACCGCCCCAGTTGTTCTTCTGGGATTTGACGGTTGAGGAGATATTGTTTCGCTGGGTGTTCATTATTTAGATCAGATATCTTTTTCAGATCTTGTGCTCTGTTAGTAAACCGTGGTTTACTATCTGGCAGTACAATCTCTTCCACGGTGCTACCTTTACCAGTGCGACCTTGGCGATACTTTTCTAGTTGATACTCAGAGTATACCTCTGGTGCAATCTCTTTTAGGAAGTTAGCACAAGTTCTACCGATGCCACAGTTGTGACACTTGTAGACCATACGCTGCTTGATCATAAAGAAATATCCGCGTGCCTTGTTCTTNNTGCTTCTGTGAGTCACCACAGTAAGGGCAGCGGAAGTTGTAAAGTCCGTTCTTGACTTTCTTAAATTTGTCCAGGCGGTACGATGCTCTCTGGATATAGTCTTGATCGACTGTGCTCATTCATACGAGAGTCCACTGCGACCATGCTAACAGAGTCAGCGCGAGAAGTCAACATGTCTTTGATCATATCGGGCGCTTCCATGACTGTCACTAGGGCAGCAGTACATCCGATGACAATCCAACGGAACCTAGACAGTTGGTTAACTCTTTCTTCTACCTTATCTACCTTCTGTTCTACACGTTCGACCAGTTTCATGATCGCTTCATTAGTTCTTTCGCCCTCATCCAAACGATTCTCATGTCGTTCTAGGATGATTGCAACTCTATTAGAGTTCTCGGAGATTGTGCCGACAGCACGCTCCAACTTCTCCAACATAGATTTGGAGAGATCTTCATAGATCTCAAATTTTGCCTCAATGGCATTGAGTTTTCCGAACCCTAGCATTACTGCACACTCATTGCTTGTTGTCGTTTATCCCAATAGAACTTAATCACCTGGGCAGGATATAGTCTCTTGACTTTGAATTTCTTCGCCATCTCAGGTCTATACATCTTACGCAATTCAATCTTGACCTGTGCTTCGGACTTACCGTAGAGGATGAAGTCTTGTGAGTCTTCATACTGCACACGGAAGGGCAGATAACCGTCAGTTTGTTCTGAGATTTCTTCGGTCTTCAACATATCAGACACGCTCTTCTCAAAGCGACGCTTCTTTACCTTGGCACGAGTAAGCCTGGTGATACCAGGTGGTTCATGAGACGGAGGGAGGGCAGTCTCAGCACCAGTGCCAACAGAATTAGTAGGAGCGTCTTCGTTAATCATAGCGTATCTAATACTGCTTTTACATCGTCATCAATATCTACCGATTGCAATGAACCTGGTTCATCGTCAGAGTATCTATTGAGATAGATGATGAATGTTTTAAGGACGGACCAATACTCTCGTTCTAACTTATACATCAGAAGAGGTAGAGTTCCTTCACCAAATACATTATAGAGAACAATTAAATGATTCAAGATCAAGTTAGTACGAAGAACCCCCGTCTTGATATACCTTTTTAGTAATCGTTTCAGGTACTTAAACTTCTTCATGTCTTCCATGAAGTCGTCGAGTGTAACTGAGTGAGGGTTCTCGTAATACTTGATGGCAAACATTAAATGATTCTTCTCATTTAACTCATCAAAGTACATATCAAGTTGTCAGTTGTTATTAGCTACCGAAAGTCAGAGTAGCGGCATCGGATACGACTTCTTCTGCACCCTTAGAGGTGTTGATCTTCACGCGGTACTTGTCACCATCGTTAGCAGCGAGTTGACCAGTCAGTGCGAGAGATGCACTGGTTGCGCCAGACACGTTTACATAACGGGTGCCAGCAGCAGTCTTCTTCTGCCACTGATAGGTGATAGTACCAGACTGATCGACAGTTGCAGCAACAGTGAAGGTTGCAGCACCAGAAGAAGTGGTCTGGTTAGCAGGTTGAGTGCCGATCGTAATCGTTTCAAGCACGTCTGCCACGATGGTGTCATCAGCGTCGTCACCAGCAGCAGCGGCAGTAGCATGTACGAATGCAATGCACTCTGCCTTGTGGCGGGTGTCACCAGCAGCAGTGGTGTAGGACTCATACAACCACCAACCAGGACCCCAGATGCCACGAGCCTTGTTAGCAGCAACTGCTTGCTCAGTGTCATCAACAAACACCAAGTCACGAGAGCGAGAGTCGCCACCCTTGACTACAAATTCTGCGACTGCCTTAGGAGCAGTTCTACGAACAGCACCAGACAGAGCAGCGTTAGTGCTGCCAGCATATGCTTTGTGCAGTTCGATAGCGGTGGTGCTAGTGACCTGTGCTACGACGTAAGCAACGCCACCCAGTTCGAGGATGTCGCCTTGTGCTACTGTATCCGCTGCGTTCTTCGTAACAGTGGCGTCACCATTGGTGACCGCGACGTTGTTCGAGAAGGTTGCGGCATCAATTTTTCCGAAAATTGCCATTGTTCTCCCTACGGATTGTTGTGTTCCTTTTTATATTTATAAAAAAAGGGGACCTTAGTCCCCTATGAAATCAGTCGCGGGAAGCGATTGCTGCCTTGACCGTTTCTAGAAGTTTGTCGTCCATGTCAGTCTTAGTAAGTTTCACTGCTTTACCAAGAACAACAAGGCAGATGTCGATCAGTTTCTCACCAAGTTCAGCGTCGTCGGGAATCTTTTCAACGGCATCCTTGATGATTTTTGATGCGAGGGGGAGTAGAAATGCAAGCATGGTTTGATACTCAAAAGGGTCTACTCTATATAGTCAATCAGGAGTGAATTTGCGATCCTTCATGTAACCCCACTGACCTTTATGCAGTGCGCGGACCCCTTTCTTTGTAAGAGTGGACTTCTCTTTCTCCTTCTTTTTATTTGCCACGATTTCCTTGTAACGTTTACCGTACTTCATACGGTTGTCACGGTCCTCATGTTCTCGCTTTTGTTTGAGGTGTGCTAGTTCCTCTTTCATTTTGCTGCGCGTCCAGTACGCTGCTTGTCAAAGTCCTTAGTCATCTGCATCATCTTCTGCTTCATACGCTCTTTGGATTTTTCCTTAGCAGCAGTGTCATCAACAGAGGGAGCACATGAACCTTCGGCGACTTCGGTCTCTTCCTTGCGAACATCTTCGCCAGGTTCATACCACTTACCATCGCCATCGGAATCTTGCCAACGCTTACCTGCCTTGGCTGCTTTGATGTGCTTTGCTTTCTTCTTGGCGGATTCTCGTAGTGCCTCCACCTCGGATTGAATTTTCTTTCTTAGTGATTCAGACATGAGATCTTCTTTCTTAGGGTTGATGGTGACGTTACCTTTCTTTTTGCTGGTAGTCACCTCTTTGTTCTGGTCAGGTTTCATTCGTCCATTCCCATTTCTTTACGCCAGGAATAACGCTCTTCGGACATGCGTCTTGCCAGGTTTCTAGAACCACGGGACACTGCACGGGCAGCACCACCGACAACTTTCTTGATACCAGACTTGATTCTATCACGGAGACGTACACGGGACTCACCTGATCCACCGCTAGAACTAGAACTAGAACGGGTGGTGTCACCAGAAACAGCAGTCGAAGACTTAGACTTCGTAGTAGATCCTTCACGACCACGGTCGTAACCTTTCTTGAACTCCGAAGCACCTGCCTTAGCAGCGCGAACAGTAGCACCAGCAGCGTAACCAGCACCCTTTGCCGCTGCCTTACCAGCAGTCTTCAAACCTTTCTTGACAGCAGACCCAGCAGATTTAAGTGCTGCCTTCATCTTCTCCTTACGGAGGTTAGCACGACCTGCCTTAGCAGCAGGGGTCTTGCTTGCTTCCTTAGACGCCTTAACAGCAGAGTCATAGTAGTCCTCAGAGAGGAGTTCCATGCCATCGATGATGTCAAGTGCCTCAGTCAGCACGTCTGCGTCGAGTTCTTCAAGTGCCTCAACACAGATTTCTTCCAACTCCTCAAAGGAGATGGTATCCAGTTCCTCATCATCCCAGTCATGAAGGATGTCTTCGATGTTGAGGGTCTTAGGATAATCTTTGTCACCCTTCTTAGCGGGTGCTTCGCCACGCTTACGCTTGGCATGGATGTTTGCCCAGAGACCTTTCTTCTTCTCTTCGATGGTCTCCTGTTCCGCCTGCTCGTCTTCCTTGACACAGTTAGGAACTTCCTTGCCGTTCTTTTTCTTGGTTCCTTTTGCTTTGTAACCATCCCAGCAAGTAGAAGCGCCCACGTTCTTGCGTGCTTGCTTCAATCCTTCCGCCATCTGCTGATGCAGATCATCGATGTCAATATGCTCACGTTGCATATTGAGACCAATATCTTCGGGTGCCTTAGCGGTCTTCTCACCTTTCTTGCCGACGACCTGGTAACGACCGTCGCTCTTCAATCCAGTGATGACCATTGACTGACCTCCTTGGGAGATCACTCTACCGATGTTCCTGTCGTCTTTGAACTTATCCTTATTCTTCTGGATCAGTTCCTTCTCGATAGGGAAACCAGCGTAACCCTCTACCACCTCTTCATGGTCTTCAATGATCTGTGTGACCACCTTTACTGCTTCACTCAGGCGCTCAGTAGAGACGGTATCGCCACCATATACGGCGTCGAGGATCTTTCTTTGCTCGCTCTGCGTGAAACCCATGAGGGCGGCAGATACTTTAATGTCTAGCATCAGTCTAATTAAAGTGATAGAACTATTTATTCTTGACAGATTTCCTGAAATCGGAAAACTTCTTAGTTGCTTGTCCAGGAGTCATTGCCTGCACCGCCATTCTATATTTATCAGTACCGATTTTCCAATCGTTACCACTGCCATCATCAGCAGAATAATTTGACTGATCCTTTGAGGTATCAGCATCTTCATTCACTTCACTAACGTGTTGCAACCAAGCACGATGCTCGTCGCCCCACTCGTCTTTGAACACAACGTAGTTAGTACCCTTGTGGACCACAGATCCACGGATACCA